CTTCTCCATTCTCATAATCAAAGTTAGTATAGTTTATTCTTGGTAAGTCTGTATCTGTTACATCTTGTACTAAACCTAATTCGTTTACTCTTGTAGCACTTGAACCTCTTGTAAAGTCAAAGTCTGCTTCTATTATTTCTTTTACGCTTACGTTATCTACTGTAGCAGATATTAAACCACCCGCAGAAGCTCCCGCCACCCAAAAAGCACCATTTGTTGAAGTTGCAGTAAATTCCCCTTCAATTAATCCCTCTGTGTTAGATGTTGCTAAAACATATACCCCAAATATGTAAATACTATAAAAACCGCTTACATTGGATACATTTAAAGAGTATTTATATATTTTACCTACAACAGAAGTGCCTAACCCTTGTTGTAATCTTTGTAAATTAGGGACATTGTTTGCATTAGCTTTTCCCCCACTAATACTCCAACCCGTTCCTTTAGACCAATCACTATCCGTATCAAACGTACCATTAGTAACTAATTCACTACCAAAAGTTTTAGCGGGTTTAACACTATTCAAAACACCATCTTCATAAGCAGTAGGGGTTAGTATAATACTTGGTTTTGTGCCTACTCCGTTTAAGAGCTGGTCTGTAACCCAACTGTTCTCGTACTCACTTGCTCTTTTATATAATTCATTTGTTAAGTCAGCGTTTAAGTAAATGTTCCCCCATTGTTCGTTAGGGTTTCCCCATTCGCTTCTGTGATATATTTCTTGTGCCATTTATAGTGTTGTTAATTCTATTGCTTCTGCTTCTGTTAATACTCTATCGTAAACTCTTGTATCATAAACTTTGCCCTCAAAAAATGCAGCAGTTCCATCTCTATTCGCAAAATCTAATCTTGTAAAATTTAATGGTACACTACCGCTTGTATCTGTGTGTACTAAACTACCATTGATAAATACTTTAAATTCATTTTCTTTAAATGTTAAAGCAACTTTATTTCTTTGTGCATCTAAAATTGTTTGTGTCGTATCTAAAGATACACCACTATCGCTTGAAACATATATTCTTAATTGATAACCATTTGCTTTGTATATAAAAGCTATTTTGTTTGCATCAGTTCCATCACTTAATCCTATATGGGTTTCTGTTCCTTCAAAATTAGTAGCATCTACAAAAAAAGTTCCCTCTGAAATATTAAACAAATCACCATCCCCACCATTTAAACACTCATCTTTTAATCTTGTGACTGTACTTCCTTCTGTTTTTATATAGCTTGTAGGGTAACCCTCTTCCACTTGAACACCCCATACATAAGCATACGCACTATCGGAAGTATCTGAAGCATCAACAGTCCCATCCGTAGCTCTTGGGCTAAAAAGCGTTGAAACAGTAGAACTAGCATCAGTATTAAAAGTAGCTGATATTCTTACCCATCCATTACCGTAATCTTCAACAGAAGAGCCTACAACAGTGAAATCACTACCAGCTACGCTTGTTGTTAGTGTGTTTGTACTAAATTGATATTTTACTTCGCCTCTGTTTGGATAGCTTCCTTGTTGTCTTATAGCAAAGAAATCTCCCTCGCCTTTTTTAACAAACATAGAAGTAGTTATGTCTAATTCTGCTGATGCTGATTTACTTGCGCTATCAATAACATAATTTGCAACAGTTGAAGTTCTTTGTACTTTGTCAGCAGTATATTCTCCACTTGGTGCTATTGTTTGATCTGCAGTTACAGTTGTACTAACTTTACTCCATACTGCATTATCTATTTGCTCTGAATAAAATTGTCTATTAACCCTCTGCGGTTCTAAAAGTAAACTTGGACAGTCGCTATTTAACCAATCTAATCTCGGTATATCATCAGTAACTTCCTCAATAAGACCATCCTTGCGTACTCTTGTAGCCTCTCCAGTTCTTGAAAATGTAAAATCCCCACTGCCATCATTTGGTAAAATAGAGTATACAGTAGGATTAGTTCCTCCTTTATATCCGCTTGGTATTAATGCTAGTTTAGGATTTGTCATTTCTTATTTTTTTTCTTTTTAAGATACTTAATGATCTTATTAAGATTCTCTTTCTTTATTTTATATTCCATATTAAAGCACCCAACCTACCCAATTAGCCTCCTTATCTGGGTACATATCGTCATTTTGATTCGAATTGTACTCTGGAAACAAACTGCTGTTAAAACTCATATAGTCTACAAATCTTCTAGTATAGAAGTCTGCAAAATTTCTATGCCTCTGTACTAAAAAGTCTACCTCTTCTTTTGTAGCGTTTTGGCTATTCTCAGAAGTATGCTTCATTAGCCCTCCATTCTTTAACTCAAAGCTACTAAAAGGCAAATAATCTACCATAGCGAAGTGTATAAGCATTGGCTGTATATATTCATTTACTATGTTTAGATAGTTTCCGCTTAAGGTATTAGAAGCTATATCATTAGTAATCTTATCGTATAGTTTTGTCCCTAAGTAGTTCTGAACGTGCATAGTTTGAGCAAGTTTAATAAAGTATATAAACTTATCTGTATCCACTCCACCATCAATAATACTGTTTTTAACAATATCAGACCTTTTTATAAATAGTACTGTAGCCATATTATTTTCTCCAATAGTTGTTTTTAGCAGAGGCTATCTGTGCGACCTCTGGCTCGTTTGTTTCTATTCTCGCTTCACTTCTTAGACTAGGATCTAATTCCATAATCTTAGCTCTAGCTTCTGATACAGATATTCTCTTATTGTTCTTTCTTAAATACGTTTGTCGCATCCAGTAGTGTGAGCAATTAACCCCACCTTTGTATAGCCATACATTATAGTTGTCAGCACCATCTAAACCAAAGCCCTCATTAACATTGTTAGCGTTTCCGTTATAGTTAGGATCAGAGCTATCTAAATCCTCTTTTCTATACACTTTATTAGATGACATCATTTTCTGACAAAAGTCTCTACTAGCTCCAGCAGTACTTCTACCAGCAGTATAAACGTATCTCACCTTTAATATGCTTGTATCTTGCTCACTTACTTTGTTAGGGCTACTAGATACTGCACTAGCGAAGTTTAGTGTTTTATGTATAAGGTCATCATACTCATTAGCTGGTCTCTCATCAATCAGCTCGTAGTCAGACAAATCCTCATCCTCTATATTCATAAGAGCATCGTATAAATCCTCTTTCATTTTATCCATATCCTCTAAAGGTACACAGTTAGGGACTTCTTTACCATCCTTAATCTTTGTTCCTATCTGCTCGTATCCATCCCAGCAAGGAGATTTTAAGTGTGTATTTAACTTCTGCCCAGTCTCCTCTTCTACTTGCTCTTTAGTCATAGCATTCTCTAAGTCTACAAATTCTAAAGGCTGAAGCGTTTTAAAGTACAAATTAAGCACTATCTCGTTAAAGGCTAGTATATCATCAAAGGCATTGATTAAAAGCTCTTGAAAGGGCTTAATTACAGTGTTATCCATTAAAATACTAGCTGTGCGAAGCTCATCCGCATTATTCCCTAGTCCAGTACTGTCTTTAATACCTAATAACATAGGGCTGATAATTCTATGAGATACCATTACTTTGGATTGACTCTCCTCACTAAGAAACTGATACTGTTGATGTGCATCACTAAGTTGCACTGGCTCTATAGATGCTTCATTCTCTTTGCCATCATTAAAAGCTAAAATAAACTTTCCACTATTGCTAGTACCAGAGAATTTGTCTCTTATCTTTCTCTCTATCATTTCTTGAGTCTCCTCATCTGGGACTCCATTATTAAACGAAATCATCATAGAAGGACTGAGTCCGTTCTGGATATTGTTTAGGTGATAGTTAGCTATTTCGCTTTCAAGCTCTGCATACTGTAAACCCCCTTGATAGTCTACTGGAGAATAGTAATAAAATCCAGCTCTATAAGGTTTTACACAGTATATCTCTATCGCATCATTTGAAGTACCAAAAGCACTAAATCTCTCTGGCTGCTCATTAGGCTTTATATCATCCCAATCAGCCATATAAAAATAAGAGTCTATTTCTCCATCCTCATTAGCTTTACCTACTCTAAGAGTCTCTATAGGGAAGTGAGCTATCTCTACTATTTTAGTGTGATTAGAGTTGTATATAACTTGCATCGCACACTGTCCCATAAGCTTTAAGTCATAAGCTAATTTTCTAACACAGCTATCTTTAAATAAAGACTTCATTTGTGCATACTCATTAGGTTTCTGACTATTGTCTGTGGCATCTAAACCTCTACCAAAAATCATTTGACTAATTCCGTTTACCGCAGCATTGTTAGTCGGAGAAGCATTATACATATCAATCAAATACTGATAGTAGTTATTATCATCCCCATACGCTACCCACTCTTTATTCTTAAACTCCTTAACCTCTGGAGTAGTGTAGGTATTCAAATTTACTATTCTTATACTCATATTATTATATAATCGTTATCGTAACTATCCTCTGTAGTGTACTCATTTTCATTTATATCGTAGTAATCATTGCTAGACTGGTTAATAGTCTGATCAGTGCAGAACACTTTGTCTTTGTATATAACCGCTCCATTTAACAACACATCCATAGTGTAGTAAACATCTTTCTTTAATGTACCAAATACAGCCTCAAAACTCATATAATCGTGGTCTGTAGATGCTGTAGCTGAAACAGTTACCACACCTCTAGTACTTTCGTTAGTCAGTTTTACTTGTATCTGACCATCTATATATTGTCTAGGTATTACCTTAAAGGTTTTTGTACCACTAGTCCCTATAATCTTCATACTAATATAACGTAGTATTACTAACTTTTGTGTAAAAAAAAAGCTACCCCTAAGGATAGCCTTTTATAAACCATTTAATTATTATGGATTTATTTTAGAAGCACTAATTTCAGCCTCAAAAGCTGTAGCATCTACAAAGTATGCTGGTAGTGTTTCTTGAGCAGCCATAGTCAAAGTAAAGCCACTTAAGTCAGCCATTCCAGCTCCAGTTACAATAGTCCCCCCAGAACAATCTGCTCCGTGAGATGCACCTACCATAAGATAGTTTCCATTATAATCCTTAATCACAACGTGAGGTCTAGCCTTTACCAAAAGGATTAATTCCTCTTGCGTTGCTTTATCTAATTTAGTCAAAGTCAAATTAAGAGTCTGCTCATAAAAAGCAGTCCCATTCTCACGAGAAGCTGTGATAGTTTGCTCTAAGCTAGAGTTTCCTTTTACATCAAACTCAAAGAAATCTGGAGTACCACCGAAAGCAGTAACTTCTCCAGCAGTAACTGTCAAAGTCCCCATAGTCCCAAAGTCTGCAAAGTAAACCGCTTGAATACCACCAACGCTATCCTTGCAAGGTACTGACCGACCAGTTGTTAAATTACAAGCCATATTATTATTTTTTTTTAAAGAAAAAGGGTAGGTAAGACTATTCCAACCCACCCCTTTAATATGTTAATATTCTATTTCTTAAGCTAGAGTCAATAGCACTAAATCGCTACCAATTCCATACTGTACACCAGCAGTGTATCGCATAATGACACGAACATTTTGATCTCCTAAAATTTCGCTAGTGTCTACGAGCTTCACTTCTGTATGGTCTGACATCAAACCAGTTCCAAAGAACAAGTTAGAAGCTTCTCCAGCTACAATGTGATCTGTTGGCATACCTGGAGCGTGTTGGATTTTAATCCCTTCAAACGCTAAAGCATTACCCATATTGTACCACTGTGATCCTTGATCATTAGTACCAGCAGCACCAAGACCTTGAGCTCCAAATCCTCCTAAAGCTCTTACATAAGCTTGTAAAGCGATAGTCGGTAGGTAGATAGTTAAATCTTCCTTACCATATACAGCAGAAGGAATAGCATCAACTACGTTTCCTAAAAGAGAAACGATGTTAGTAGAAGTGAAAGAAGTTTCAGATCCATTAGCAGCATCATTTACTGTTCCATCAGCAGCCATAAGAGTAGTGAAACCATCAAACTGACCATTAGTTCCATCTCCAGCACCACCCCATAGGTTTTGCTCAGTTTGCTCAGCTACTTTAGAAGCAACGTGACCGATTAAGAAATCAGAAAACGCTGGAGGAAGAGAATCGTAAGCAGAATATCCCATCTGAATTGCTTCCCAGTCCTTACGAAAATCAGCCTTACACAAAACAAGGTTTACTTGCAACTCAGTAGGCTCAAGGATTCTTTCTGTTAGTGTTAAAGCATCAGCAGTCTCTGTGAAATCACAAGAAGCGTTAGCAACAATACCAGTAGAAGCGATTTTCTTGATAACTTCTTTGTATTTTACATTAGGTTTAATAGTGACAGCTCCATCGTTAAGAGTCTTACCACTTAAAAGTGCTGCAGCAATGTACTTTCCAGCAAATTCTCCAGCATACGTTGAGGTAATAGTGTTTACACTACCATTACCAGCATAAAGATTAGTCTTTTTCATTTCTTTTATTATTTATTTAATTGTCTTAATACTCTATCTAGAGTAGTTTCGTTTCTGTTTTGAGAGAATTTTACCTCTTGTTTTTTAGAGGCTCTTCTTTCTGGGCTATGCTTGAATTTTTTAGACATCTCCTCTTTTTTCTCTTCTTTTTTTCCGTAAGAATCATCAAACTTTTTCTTAAGCTCTTTTAACTCTTCCTTTACTTCCTCAATAGCTGGTGCAACTACATCAACTACTGCTTGTACGATAGCTTCCACTTCTGGAGCTACTTCTTCTGGTACTTCAGTTTCGATAACTTCTTCTTCAGCTTCTACTACTACTTCTTCTGCTGGTGCTTCGGCTTCTCCAATAGAAGCAATAACTCCCTCTTCCTCTACAACTAGGGATCTTCCATCCTCTAGCTTGTATTCTCCGATTGGAAGTGCTACACGCTCATCCTCAGTAACAATAAAAACAGACTGACCAGCCTCAAAAGACTCAGCTTCGATAACTGTACCATTGTCTAAAGTCTGTTGAGCTAACTTTACGTTAGTATTCAATAGAGCTTTAATCTTAGATAACATTTCTGTCGTTTTCATATATATTTATTTATTAATTAATATTAAGACCAGTCTCTAAACTGCATCTCATTTCTTTTATACTGATCATCAGCCTCTTTAACAGACTCTATTAGCTCTAAGTGAGCATCATAAGTATCATAAACATCATTAGGATCTAAACCAAGCTCTTCTGCTTTTACTCTAATCTCTTCTAGTAACTGCATATCTCCCTCTACATCTTCAAATCTAACTACTGTACTTCCATTATGAGTATATTCATCATTTAACTTTATCCACGCTTGACGATACTCTTCAAAAGCCTCATCGTGCCACTCATAAGCCAAATAACTTAATAATCCAGCTTGATCATCTAAATATTGGTAGTCATAATTAAAGTTATCTATTAAGCCTAGCTTAACTTGTTTCTTAGGCATCCCTTTAGCTATCTTGCTAAATACTGTTTTCTTTGTGTTCATAGTTTATACGCTTTTACTTGCGTCTCTAAATTGTTGTTGTTGCATAATGAAACGCTGCTCTAGTTCTGCTAGATAGTCTATTTCTCTTATGTGTTCTTCATAGTTTGGATAAACTTCTGAAACATCTAATCCTAGTTCCTCAGCTTTTTCTTTAATCTGCATTAGCTTATCTTTATCATTAGCCAAATCCTCTGGGCTTAAAAAAGTCTCACTGTTTTGAAAATATACAGAATAAATCTCTCTACTTATTTCAAACCATACATCAAACTTCTCGTCAAACCACTCATCTACAGAATAAGATAAACGACCTACCTCTTCTTGTAAGTAGTCAAATTCGTAGTCTAGCTCATTTACTAAGCCTAACTCTAATTTTTTTTCTGCTTTTAGCTTCAGCTCTCTATGCTTATCTGCATCAAACAGCCTACTGAATACTGTATTTTTAGTGTTCATATTATATTAGTTGAATAACATTTTTAAATAATTATTATACTCATTTACATCTGCTCTTACTTGCTCCTCTAAATCTTGTAGTTTAGCAATTTCATTAACAGCATTATCTAAAACTGCTGGTCTAGGTATAGTAATCCCTAAATCATTTTCTGCTTCTCTTAGTTTATCAGCTTCTATATTATAAGACTCTTCTAAGCTCTGTAAAGCATCTATAAAGCTAGAAATATCAATATCTGCATTTACCTCAGACATAAGTTTTTCTATTTCTCTAACTGGAACAAAACTCTCATCTATCTTATCATTTAAGTCTTGATATATTTTCTTAACAATATCTATTTCAGTTTGTAGATTTTCTCCTAAACTTAAGTCTACTTTTTTCTGCTTACTTAATTGCTTTTTGCTATAGTCAGATAGCTTAGAGAATATTCTTTTTTGTAGAGTCATAGTCTTGATTTATTAATATAACGTTTGTATTATTTTTTTTGCATTTTTAGGCTTTCTTTTGAATGATAAACCACTCACTGCCATCACACCAAACATAAATACCCTCATACTCTTTATTGATCTCATAGTAGTTAGTACTACCATCTAGAGTATCACTACCACTAGGAGTTAAGTAAACTCTAGTATTGGTATTAAACCCTCCATTAGATATAAATCTTATAGCTCTATTTGTACTGCTAGATGCACTAGGTAAGTTTAAAGTCATATTACCACTTGCACCACTCCACGTTAGTTTAACCATTTTTATATTAGCATACTGACTATCTGATAGGTTTACAGTTTGACCGCTAGAAACAGTGATATGGGTAGGTATTAAGTAGTTTTTAATATCATTAATTGTACCTTTTTTAGTACTGCTGCTTTGCACTACTACTATATTTTCTGTGCCATCTAAAGCACTAGCACTATCTAATTGTGTAATTTTCTTATCTGACATTATAGTATTATTTTTTTGTTATTTTCTTGTAATATTAAAAAAGCATCTTCTTGTAATAAGTAGTTAAATTGCTTTGTTGTTCTACCTATACCTTGTGCCCATAGGCTGCCATCACAGCACTTTCTAGAGTATGTAAGCTGATCCTTACACAAACATCCTCTTTTGCTACTCTTAGGACTTGTTCTACTAGGTGTCTTATTATCTTTACGCATCTAACTCTTTTAGTTTGTTAATAGCCCACTCTACACCAGAAGTGCCTCCCCAAGCATCCCACATCAATCCACCACACCCTTCAGAGTATGGTACATCCTTATTTTGTTGATGTCTTTTAAAACTAGCCATTCTAGAAATTGTATCTCTAGTTATACCCTCTTTTTTTGCTAGTTGGTTTGCTCTTTGTTTACCTACATCAGTTCCGCAAGATCCCCATCCGTTTTTATCTGCCCACTCTAAAGCTCGTTTAGCATTGTTACTAGCACTCTCTGGATAGTCTGTATAAGACTCTAGCTTTAATTCAGCTTCTAGGATCATCTGTTTAATCTTAAGTAATTCTAGTCCAGCTTCTATCTCTTTACTTAGCTCTTCTTTTTTACTCTTTTCTACAAAGTAGCCCTCTATTGAGAATCCCTTTACCTTACCAGTTTTTACGAAATCTTTCCAGACCTCTTCATTAGTTACTTTCATAGTACCTACCCAAGTACCTAGAGGTAAGTCCATATCGTATATTTGACTTTTATCTTTTACCTCATCCTCAACTATCCAAGACTCTACCAAGCTTAAACCAGATAACTCTAGCTTATGCTCAAAAGTAGAATTATTTTGGTAGCCATTCATTAAAAACATTTCAGATGCTTTACGGACTGTCTCCCTAGTAAAGTAAATATAGTACTCATCATTACCATCCTTTCTGTAGATGGTTTTATTAGGTACTAGTAAAGCTCCAGTAAGTAGTCTTTTATCTGTATCTGCTTCTGCTAGTTTATATTCCTTTTGTTGATTAAGTGCTACAAAGTTCTCCTCTATAGCTGGATGCTCTACGATACTGATTGCATCAATACCAGCGAATAAGCTGTCATCATCCTCTTCTATAATAAGTTCTACTATTCTCATATTATAATAACGTATTAAGTTTGTTTTTTGTTTTTAACTGCCAATAGTTGCGCCCTCTACAATGTTGTTTTCTAAACTCTGTGCAGTGGTTACGTCATTAGCTACTACATAAGCTTGTACTGGCTGTTGTGTTTGACTTCCTACTGCTTCTGCTAATTGGCTAGTCTCAGTAGCACCAACTATATTGAAGCTAGGAGCTTGTGGTGTAGCTGCTGCTGCTCCAGCACTACCTCCTCCACCACTAGAATTAGGCACTTTAGTAGACACAATCTTTTTAACGTTTGCAAAACCAACCGCACCAGTAGCAATAGCTTGTGCAATAGCATAGCCTGGTATCCCTACTTCAGAGAAAGCTCGTATTTGTCCAGCAATAGAAGCATAAGTGTTGATTAAAGAAGCTGCTACCGCCATAGCTTTACCAGCCGCAGTCTCTTGACCTATAACTCCACTAACATCAGATAACGCACTAGCATAACCCATAGCAGCAGTCATCTTAGCTTCAAACTCTGCATCTGCTATACTTACCCTAGCATCTGCAAACTGTTGCTCTAAATCCTCTTGTTGTTTAGTGCTTAAAAGCTTATCCTCTTTAAGTATATCCTCTCTAGCTTGTAGTATAGCTCTTTGCTCATCAAAGGTTAGGGCATCAAACTCTCTATCTAGTTCTAATTCTTCTATCTTTTTAGCTTGAGCTTTTTCTCTGTCTTTTAAAGCAAACTCATCCTTCTTAGCTTGTAAGGTTTCATTTAGAGACGTTATAAGCTCTTGAGTTAATAGACCATTAGCTAAAGCCTCAGCCATTAGTTTCTTGTTATGCTCTTCTATCTTTTGTAATTCTAAAGCCCTTGCTTCTTCCTCTGTATTAGCCTCTGCTTCTCTAATTCTGTTTTTTAAGTCTGCTAGTCTTTTTTGGTAATCCTCTTCTAGTTTTAGCTTCTCATCATTCTCTTTTTTTATCCTAGCTTGTTCATCCTTATTGTCTTGTAGAATAAATCCATCTCTTTTGTTCTTTAACTCTCTTAACTTTTTCTCAGTCTCATCTATTACAGCATCCCCTTCAGCAGCTACCTCTTCTGGATTAAATAAAAATGATGATGCAGACTCTAAGTAATCCTCTGTTAGACTAGTTCCCTTTTCTAATACACCTACAGCAGCTAAGCTATTAGTAATACCATCAACTAAACCAGTAAGAATTAATATAGGTGCTGATAAAAATGCTATTATACCTTTAGCTATACTTTTGTTTCTTTCTGCTGCTTCTACTTGAGACTTTTTCATTTCTCTCTGCGTAAGTAGTTGAGCTTCTAGATTTTTTATAGTCTCTCCTAACTGTTGCTTTTTTAGGTCTCTTATTTCTTTCTCAGTTTTACCTTGAAGCTTAAGAGTATTCTCCATTGATCGAGTAACCTCTTCTTGTTTTTCAGATTCTAGTACAGCCTCTTTCTGTAAGTCTAAGGATTCTTTTTGAGCCTTACTAACTCCGTTTACAGCATTCTTAATGTCATCCCAATAAGCTACAACTAAACCTAAAGCAACTACTAAAGCTCCTATTCCAGTAGTAAGTAAAGCTGTTCTAAAACCTTTAACAGTTTTTATTAAACCCTTAAACCCTCCTATACCATCTTTAACAGCACCAGCTAAATCTTTTACTTTAGTAGCGTACCCTCCAGTAACTTTATCTAAAGCTTTAAAACCTTTCCTTTGCTTATCTCCAGCAGTAGCTACTTTACCTAAAGCTAAATTTAGATCATTAATTGCTTTTACTGCTTTATCAGTTTTAGCTACTACATCTATCTCTACTTTTTCTGCCATACTTCTTTCTTAAATTGTTTTACACTTTCCTTTATAGTTTCTGGCATTTTATATTTGCCTTTTGCTATATCTATGTACTCACCTCTAAAGTCAAACTCTAGAGCTTCTAATATATCTTTTATCATAACGTTGTTTCTGTTATACTTGTATCGAATGAATAAGCATCAGCACCGCTTATACTGTATTTTGCTCTTACCCCTATGTTGTATGTTGTGCCGCTTTCTAAAGGAGATAACTTTATACCATTGCCTAAAGTTGTTGTAAATACTCCACCATTTAAAATAACATCATAGCCAACTACACCAGTAACCGCTGACCAAGTTATATCAATAGAGCTTGAGGTTTTAGTTGTAACTGTAACTTGTGCTACTCTGTCTAAGTAAGCGAATTGATTGTTGTTTATCTGACTTACAAACTCGCTTCTGTTGTATAATTCTAAATCTGTTTTGTTGGTTAGTAGGTTTGTTTTTATACTGTTTATTCTATATGCGTTGTTAGCTATTACTAATTTGTCTTTTAATTGTAGCTTTAGCAATATGCTTAAAGGTAAGTATGCGGTGTATTTAAACAGCCTTGATGTTGGGTCAAACATTGTCTGCACATAATCATAATAACCATCCTCAAATAAGTTAGTGCTTAAAGTTGGTATTTCTTGCAGAAATTCATCAGCTTCTAAACCAAAGTTTAACTGCAATCTTGTATTATAACCCCATTCCCCTATTGCTGTAACATTACTTGGACGTCTATAATTACTTGGCGCACTACCACCAATTGTTAGTTCACTATCTGTATTGGCTTGGTATATGCTTGAAAATATTAAAGGCTCTCCAATAGTGGGCTCAAACTGTTTATTTAAAAATGCACCTTGACCAATAAGAGTTAAACTATCATTATCGTCTGGGTCTGTTAGCCTTTCATACATCATCTTTTCAAAAGGCAATTCTACTGTATAAGTACCTCCATCGAATTTATCATCGCCAAAATCTTCTTCTGCAAATGGTACTGTTTGTATCTCGTCTGAAAACTGAACAAGAAAGCTTTCTTTACTTTTAAATTTAAAGTCCATTTTCTTGTACTGAAAAAGCCTATCTACAGTTGCCTTTTCCATATCTACATACTTTGTAATATCGTAGGCATCTTCGTTTTGATAATATACTTTTGCTAACTCTACATTTATATTATCGCCATCTTTATAAACAAGTAAATTAAACATCTTAAACAAACCGCTTAAAAAGTCTATTACTTTCATTTCTGGCATTTGTCTACTTATCTCAAAGGTGTTTAGCACATCTTGGTTTGTCGGTGTGTAGTTAGCAGTCCATTGTGAAACGTATGTTCCAGAGTTTTGTGGTTTTCTTTCATATTCAACAGAAAATGTGTGTGTCATTGTTATTGTATTCTCACTTTCTATCTCTACAATTAAGTCTAACAAATCAAGGAAGTTTGGACTGCTACCAAAAACACTACTTTGATTTCTAAACTCCTCTTGAATATTTACTGTTCCACTTTGGTTTGTAAATTCTCTTGATGTAATCAAATCTCCTGTAGCACCATTTTTTATTCTTACAATGTAATTCTCTTCAGTTGATGTTGTTATTGATAGCGTTACATTATAACGATTTCTTACTCCATCTGCATTAAAATAAGGCAATAAATATAAAGTCCTTACATCGCCAATAGTACCAGAAGCATAAGTATATTTTGGGTCTTCATCGTCTTGGTGTCTAAATCTGTTTACAGAAATGTTTACAGCACCATCTGGATTTGCGTTAGTTACATAACCCTCGTTTTTGTGCATCCACATATAAAAGTTAAAAAACATTGAAGTCTTAAAGAACCCAGTAAAACTCAACTCTGGATATGTTCTTTCTATTGCTTCTATAATAGCTTTTAATTTTATAGCTGGTTTTAAGTCTGTATAAACAAGACCAGTTGAAGTAATGCTATCCTCATAACCATCAGCAGTAGAATAACGCATATTTTTACTGTGGTGTATATTAGGCACTATTATATCATCGCTTCCGTAAGTAGAAGTTAGCGTAGCTAAATCAGCAGTAAAGAAGTTCTCTATGTTTGTTTGGTTATATGTAAAGTTATAAGCATTGTCATATATCAAGCCTTGTAAAGTTGTATCTCCTACAATCTCTTTTAATACTACCGCATCGCCAAAGAACACTACTTTGTATGCGTGTGCTTTGTTGTCTTTTAATGTTACGCTTTTAAACTGTATCTTTCCTTTTTTGTAATCTACTCCATTGAGCTTTATTATAGCATCGTGTTTAAATCGTGCATCAAAACTGTTAAGCACATTTTGTTTCTCGTAATGTCTAAATAGTTTGTTATTGGTTTTAGAAGCTGGTAGATTAAACTGTTGGCTAAAAGGTGTAAATACCTTGCCTATGTCTTTAAGGTTTAGTAAGGTATCTGTTATAGTTATACTCTCATCCTCAAATAAGTCTGCTCTAAAGTAATCGCTTTCTATTATGAATTGGTCTGTATTAGGACTTGCAAATATATCAGCAGAAAGGCTCAACTGCGTATCGCTATCAATAGCTGTAATTGATGCGGTTAGATGTGTTCTTTTGTTAGTGACAATATCTCCTACACTTACGCTTGTATTAAACACACCAGTATTGTCTACAAGTTTATTAGTTGCAAAACCAGTAACACCGCCCTCTAATCTATTGTAACCTTTTATGTATAGTTCTATTATCTGCATCTAGCGTATGTTGTTAATAGTGTCAAAAGCAAAGTCTACTTCTATTGTGTAGTTTATTAGTTTGTCGTTTAAGTGTGTTTTATAGTTTAGACTGCTACTGCTTACGTTTATTGGTAATGTCTGTGAGTTTATCTCAATCCAACAATCTTCGCTTAACTGCATCTGCTTAAATACCTCGTTATACTCCTCTGGATAAAAGCCAGTGTTTAGCGTTAGCTTCTCGCTTCCGTTTTTAGTCAGTATCTTTTGCTGATGTCTGCTTGTATCGTAAGAGCCATTTACAATAATGTTTCGCTTAAAGTTTTCTGTTTTAGTAGTTAGTACCTCGTTAGTTCTTTTGAAAAACCATAGGTCTTGTAATGCACCAAACTTATTTACAAACGTAACTTTATAAGGATCATACTTGCACTCCTCTATATTGTCTACTGTTAGCTTTATTACTCCACTATCTGTATCAATATATATAGTATCAAAATCAAATAAAGTAAACTCATTAGCAAACTGCTCTAAACAACTACTCTCCTCAAAAGTTCCACCATCTTGTATAACCCTATCCTTAAACTCATCAGAGCCATTTATTGTATTGCTAACGTATTCTATTTGCTCATCACTTTCATCACTATCTGTTATAGCTTTAGTGTATATCAGCTCTCCATCAAGCTCGTAAGAAACTCTGTTTGTTATTTCAGTATAAACTGGAATTGTTGCTGGAGCATCATCTAACTTTACAACCTTTAAGTTTGACTGCAATAGTCCACTATCGTTTTGTGGATTAGCACCATCCTCATAAAAGCCATAACTATCAAAGCCAGCTAATTCAGTATAAGAAGGAGGATACCCTTGTGCAACACCTTGTATATAGTTATTTGTTCTGTAATCCACCCAAACATTAGCAGTTGCGTAATCTCCATCAAAAGTATTAAGTATATAATCTCTTACTATTTCGCTAATTTCAAACGTCACTACATTATTAATTGCAAAAGATGTAAGCGTAAACAAATTAGTTCTGTCTGTTGTTTGTGTACCAGTATATACATACAGCTCCATATCTACTTGCGTAAGATTTGCAGCTGTTAGGGTTATATAATATGGGCTTCTTGCGTTTATCTTGCTCATTTCTCTACTGTTATTTTAATCATTATTTCTGTATCTAGTTTCAAGGCTTTTTCTAATTGGCTACTCATATCTTGCTGAGCTTTCTCAAAAGCATTAGTAAAAAATAAGCTAGGCTTTAATCCTCTATAGTATATGTTTCTAGCTATTATCTTTCCTATAGTTTCATAAGTGCCTCTAACAAATCTACCCTTCTCATCTCTTAACCTAAATCCTTTACCTTTTGCCCAGTCTCCTACACTCTTAGCGAAGTCATCAAAAGTACCCTTCATATTACCACTCCCAAACTTATAAGGGCTGTTAGGAGCTTGTTGAGGTTTTCTGTATTTCTCTTTTACTTTTTGTTTACTAGGATCTGCACCCTTTACCCCTTTATCTTGAAAGAGTCCATAGCTCTCCATTTCTATATTGAAGTGAATCTTATCTTTAGTTTCGTAAACAGTACCGCCCTTTATACTCTCATATAGCTTACCTACCTTACCTTGCTCTGCTAAGTTCTTTTTAGAGTCCTCTATTATTTGGTCTCTTATCTCTTCTAATACTTTTTTAAAGTTATCAGTTTTCACAGATGTCTATATTATTCATTACCACTAAAGAAAAAGAAACAGACCATCCAGCTAACTGATTTTCAAAACTATCCTTAAAAGCATCTAAGCTAGTACTGCCTTCTACTTGGTATCCCTCTCTATGAGTAGTACCCTTTCGTAGTTTTTGTATAAACTTATTTAGTACCGCTAGTTGAGTATTGAGTACATCCATTTCATTATTGTTCCCTCTAAATATATCAGTAGTCTCTTCCTTGTTAATGTCTACTATATCCATAGCTAGTACACTAAAGCTAAAGGTCATAGTCTGACCATCCTCTGTAACGTTGTTTAGCATAATATGAGACAATGGGAAGATGTCTGCTTTGTTTAGGTTTACTTGTGTGATGTCTCCTCTGGTTACTGTATTTACGTTCACATCTGCTAGTAGTAAATCCTTTAGGGTGTCCATTACATCATAGTAGGCTATAGCTCCTCTGTGGGTTAGTGCTGTCATTTAAAATTCTTTTTTATGTTTTTGCTCTCTAAGTCTGTTTTATCTTTCATAAAGGCTAAAGCATATAAACACTTATGTATATTTAGCTTAGTAACCTTATCTATATTCATCACATTAAATCCGCTAAGTGCTTGTATTGATTGATACCAACCCCATTTATTATTGAAGTTTGAGAAGCTGTCAAGCCCTCCAGAGTCCCCTCCTCCTCCAAATATTTCGTCATAGCTATCGATAATTCTTTCCCTAAATTGTAAAAAAAAACCATTGAGCTTACTACTGCATCCATAGGTGTATGTATCATAGCGTCATAATACAAGTCTCCTTTATATTCTTCAATCAAATACTTGTCCCCTACCTTTTGCTTTATAGGTCTGTATAGTACAGCCATAGCTTTGTACATATTGTCCCAGTTCCCTAAGTTACTATCTAGATCAACATACTCCCCAAAGGTCATATCGTCTAGCTTAGGTATAAAACCAAACTCGGTATCCCCTAGCTTAAAAGTCCTTACCAGGTCTGGCTGTTTGTTTAGTGTAGAAGTGATTATCTGTACCACTTTCCTCACGTCTGACATCTTGTATTCAACCGCATCTAGTAGAGGCACTCCACAAAATATCTCTAATACTTTTTGATGCACAAATACATCGCTGTAGGCATCATCTTCATTCACTTCTAATACTTTCAGATACTTAACGTAGTCTGATAGCTTTATCTCTCCTAAATCATTAGGCACTGTTAGTTTTAGCTTCATAATAATATAACGTAAAAATTCTGTGTTTTAACGGATTGCATACTTACCAAAGTTAGGCTGACTCATAATAGAGTAACAAGCGTATCTCGTGCTGTCTATTAAGTGATTATTTTTATCTACTGGTTTGTTAGTAAGCTTTCCACTTTTATCCTCTACCCACTTGTAGTCTCTAAACTCTTGTATAGCGTTATGACTATCTTTAGTAATGTTTATTTTAAATCTCTTTAGTAAATCTATACCAGCATTGATAGAGTCTTTGCCCTTTACACTAGGTCTTATATTCCAGCCCATTCTTCTTAACTCATCGTTTAGTCTTGGCTCTGCTGAATCAGCATATATTAAATCCCTATCTACTCCTATCTCTTTTAGCTTCTGGTGTATGTCTCTACCAGTCATCATAGTTTGGTAGATGTATTCTTTTATGTATAAATCATAGCCTCGCTTCCAAACCCCTACCATAGCTGTACTGTCATTAGTATAGCCATAGTCTAATCCATAACTCACAAACTCCGCATCGGATGGTACGCTATCAGTCTCATAGTATTTAAAGATAGTTGCTTTACTATACCCTCTCTCTCCTAGTCCGTATATCCTCCAGTAGTGTTCGTCTGTTTCTTTTAGTCTCTCTATCTCTTCTATTATACTAGCATCTAGAAACTTGTTATCTAAGTATGTAGTCTTAAAAAATTCTACATCCTCTCTAGGGATAACCTTGTCATATATCCAGTGATAGAAGTCTGAAGGGTTAAAGTCTATAACTATCTTCTCAGTTGTTCTAAATACGAGCTGCTGCCAGTCCTCATAGTCTAACTCATTAGCTTCATTAATAAAAAGAAACTCACGCTTACGACCTCTAATCTTTTGTGGCTGATCTACACTAATAAACTCTATAAGGTTTCCATCTAACTTATACTCGCTATTACTTTTGTTATGGTTTGCTTCGTTGTACTTGTTGTGTATTTTGAGTATGTCTATGAAGTCTCTCATTACTGATGACCTAAGAGCTGGGAACGTCTTACGACATATAGTGATGGTCTTACCAGTATGACTTTGGCAATAGTGGAATATAATAAAGAGCAAAATGTTATAAGTCTTTCCAGACCTAGTCCCCCCTTGCTCTACTACTATTTTTTTATGACTATCTAAAAGATGCTCAAATACTACATTGACATTTACATCCACTATCTATGAATCTTTATGTTTATCTCTTTGTCTGTTGTATCGTGTTTAATCTCTCTCTTTGTTCCGTTTAGTCTGTGTGCTTCCTCATCATCTGCTATTAGTTTCATCAATCCTATTTGCAGTGTAGGATTATCTGACTCGTACCACTTAGCTCTCATATCTACTTTCATATTAACTCTATTAGTTTCTAAAGCCCTTTTTATGTCGTTGCATTCTTGCAATTTATGATCGTAGAAAGCTCTTTTACTGAAAGCAGTGTAGCCAAATATATCTCCTATAAAGATAAGTTTTTTTTCTTTGATTGCTTTTAGGCAGTCTCTTCTTAAGTCCTCTGTTTTATAAGCCATAGTTATCCTTTACTAATATAACGAGTTATTTAATTTATTTGTAACGCTTCTACTGCATCTTGTATAGCATCTCTTACCTTTAGTATGTCTTTGTCTATATCTCGCTTCTCTCCTCTTGGTTTCTTTCCTATGAATATCTGCTCAGAGTCCATCTCTAATAGTATGTATTGATATACTTTATTAAAGCTATACTCGTATTTCTCAACAGTATCAAAGTTCCTCATATAGTGTAGCATAGTGCAGTGTGATCTACCTAAGTATTTGCCTATTACGTTAAAGGTCATTTTATACTCGTCTCTCATTATCTTACAGAATACCATCCTAGCGTATACATAGTCTCTTTCTCTAGTGTTTTCTTTTACATCTAGCCCTATATAAAATAGTATTCTTTGTCTAATATAATTAAGGTCTCTCTCTCTTCTTTCTTGTCTCTCTTTCTTTAGTTGTTCTTTTGTCATATTAAAATAATTCTGTTTGTTGTACGTTTTGTTTTTTAATAATTCCTATTGCAGTTTCTAATATTGTTTTACCTGCTTCATAATCTACTAAGTTTCTTGCTATTTTTCTTATATCTTGTTTGCCCTTGTATTTATAAAAATTATAATCGTGATAAGAACACAAACTTTTTACAATTTCTTTCGATGTACCTCTACTTAATTGTGGGTTTTTTCTTTCCCCTATGTTGTTTGGTAATTTGAAATTTGTCCAATACAAATGTCTACCTCTTTGGTTTGCTGCTATTAATGGCTCATAATAAGGTATAACGTTTTCAACTACATATTTACCATCAAACCAATTATCTAAAAATATAATTTCTTCATAAAGTTTCATATCGGGATATTTCATTTTCCAAACCTTATTAGTTTTCATTGAATAATTAAACCTACTATGTGTAGGGCAAGGTGGGCTACTCCATATAAAGTCAAACTCTTTGTAATGGTCTAATAAGTATTGGTGCGCATCTGCTACTATTACCTTATCATTAGGGAAGCGTTCTTGGTATAGTCTTGCAAGTTCTTCATCCCATTCCACTGCTGTTACCTCAACATCTGTAACCTCATCCCACTTGTATCTATTGCCACCTAAACAAGCGTATAAGTTTAGTATTTTTATTGGCTTATGCATTATTGTATTTTTGTAAATTCTATAGTATTCCTGTTATAGTAAAGTCATTTACATCAAAGTCCTCTCTTTTGTACTCCTCATATGTTTCTAAGGCTCTTTGTACTTGCTCCTCTCCTACTTCATAAAACTCTTTGCTTACATCCCATACAGCTATGTCTAGATTCTTTTTGTCTATACATAGGAATTTAAAGTCCTTATAGCTACACTTAAAAAGCTCACAGTAAATATACACTTGTAAAAAGTAACGAAACTTATAGGCTGATCTATTAAAGTTCTTTACGTCTATAGTTGTTTTTAAATCTACTATACCTCCAGAGTTTTTTAGGATGTCTGCTTTTGCTCTGAACGGATAGCCAAAAAGTGTATCTACTGCTGGTATTTCTGTTCTACTATCTCTCATCAGCTCCATAGCTCTAGAGTTTTTACTCATAGCATCTACTAGCCTCTCACAGTCATCTCTTTCTTTAGCTGTAAACACATCTGGATACTCTGCTTTAGCATCTTTAAACTTTTTAGTATTCTTGCTCTGCACATCTACAAAGACAATATCTTCTAGCTTCTCTGGCTCTAGGAGGTAGGTATGAAATAACCACCCATCTCGAAGGGCTTGAGAGCTTGACTCGTTTCCGTAAGTCATAGCGTAGTGATAGCTTTTAGGACTATCTAGTAGCAGCTTTAAATTACTAGATGAGAAGGCTGCCTTACCTAAGTAGCCATAGTAAAACTCATCTGAGTATGCGTTATCTATTAGTTCTTGTTGTTCGTGGATAGTATTATCCAGTAGTTTTATCTTCATATTTGTTTTCTAATTGTTCTACCCTTACTTTAAAAGCTTCTACCTTAAGATACATCTCAGTAACTAGCCTCTCTAGCCTAGCTATTCTTTGTACTTGATTTAGTTTGTTTTTCTTCATTACTATATGATAGCATTATCTAATTGCTGTATGAGGTGTCTTATCTCACTTCTCTCAAACTTACCACTGATCTCAGCATTATAAGTCTTAAAGGATAGATGATAAATATCTTTTTCTGTATCCCCTTTTTTTTCTTTTTTACCTAAATACTCAATCTTTAAATCAAATTTCATTTCTCTAAACGTTTAAGCTCTACTACTATAAAAAATAGTCCTAAAGCAATTAATAATCCTACTATAACCATAGTTAATAATTTACTTCCATAAATTCAGCGTGTTCTTTGCAATCTGAGCATATATCTGTTTCCATCCATCTCTCTGCACCACAGCACTCAGAAACCCAGTAAAACTCTTCATTAGGCAAATTCTTTGCTCTTATCCAATCTCTAATTGGTTTCGGTAATCTAAATCTCATAACGTAGTTTTACAGATTGCCACCAGCTCATATGCTGATATTCTTTCTCGGTAAAGACATAAACCCTACCCTTACTGTTAGTAATACAGTGTAATCCAGTACTTAATACTTTGTGTTTCATTGTTCTATGTGTTGTTTAATTAATAATTCTTTTATCTCTTCTAACTGATTCGCATCTAGTAGATTGTAGATGTCTTGAGTACCTACGAATATTGAGAATAAATCTACATCTGGAGCTGAGCCTACATAATCATTAGTCTGCTTCTCTCCATCATAAAAATTATACTCTACCCATAGGGTTACATCATTTAGCTTTACTTCTGTCATCATTAAGTTTTAAGTTAAAGTTATCGTCTCTTAGTTTCTTTAGCTGTTTCTCTAAAACCATATTGTTCATCTCTACATTGTTAGTATAGATATACATCTCATAAAGGCACTGAGCTAAAGAATCTAGTGTTTTGTTGTCTGGCTTAGCCTCTTTCCACTTAACAAACTGATTAGCCACAGCCTCAAAGTTTGCTTCAAATAGTTGTTTTTCTAGTATGTTCACTTGTTATCATTATTAAATTGCTTACAATACTACAAAATTGTTTATAACTTTCCAAATTAATTAACAATTATTTCTTTTTGAAGTACTCATCCCATACTCTAGGCTCATCCTCTTCATACCTATTTACCACCGAAGCTTGAGACTCTGTAAGCATATATACTTCTTTTTTTACTTTAGTCTTATCCCACATAGTTGTTTTAGGACAGTTGGACTCTTCTATAGTAGGCATCTCTATTTTATTCAACCAGTATAGATAATTCCCTTTAGGATCATTAACAAAGTATATTTTAACCACATCCTCCTCTAAGCCCATTAGCCTATCGTATTTGGCTTTTTCTAGCATTTTTGTGTCGTAGTACTTGTTTCTACATTTAATCTCTACAACAGCCTTAAAACGCTTTGGTGTGTATCCACGAGCATCATAAAAGGTATTCTCATCCCCACACCATTCAAGATCCCAACCATCAAGATTGAGTAAAGCTATTAGAGATTTTTCGTATTTTTCTATATTCATTCTGTTGGTTTCTCTATACTCTCAAAGTGAGCATTAAGTTCGTTTATCCATCTTTGGTATGTTTTGAAGTTACAAGATGTACAAGATGGTTTCTGGTACTTTTTTTTATATACTTCTGAATAGTATCTAGCTATCATCTCAAACTCTTGAGCAGTAACCTTATTGGTTTTTTTCTCTCTAAACTGATCCCAGTTGGTGTATTGTTCTAAAGTCATTTTCTATTAAAATAATTATCTAGTTTATCTCTTCTCTCTTCACAGCCACAGTCCTCTCCCCATATCTTTTTAACTATCCACTGTATACCTATAGCTTTAAATATCTTCTCTAGTAAAGTCCCTACTTTCATTTATTTGTTTTTTAATATGTCTCACTGTATTATATAAAGAGTAGTAGCTTATACCAGTTTCTCTGCTAAGCTGTGTTATCTTTTTACCATTCTCAAAAACTTCTTCGTATATAGTTTTATAGTATATCTTTTTTAGTACCTCGCTATCATAGTCTAACTCTTCTGCATTATGATCAATATAGTTTGACTCTAACCAATTACTAATAGCTTTTATCTTATCATCATAATTAGGCTCTGTGTACTCTTCTACCTCTGCCTCTGGTAAATAATCTAATTCTAGAAACTCTACTTGTTTTTCTTTCCTCTTTAAATCAAATACCATATTCCTAAGCACTACATAGCACCCATAGAAATTAGGGCTATTCTCATCATAAAAGTAATCTTTGTATTGCATTTTTATGTAAAACTCTTGTACGATATCTTTTGCAGTATCTATGTTGCATCCTAAATCTAAGACATACCCTATCCATAGTCTTTGGTATTTGAAGAGTTTACTCAACATCTCTAGTATAGGATAAAGAGATTAGTAGTATGCCTAGCATTAACTGATATATGACTCTCTTACCTTCCTCTTTGTAGGTTTCATCATACAGTATTAAAAAACCAAACCCAGTAATAATACTAAATTGAATGACTGGACTGTACTGATCAGTATAAGCTATTAAAAATATTATTAATAATACTAGGCTGGATAGTAAATAAAATAGCATAACTTTAATTTTTTCTTAAAGCTACGAATTTTTTTTAAACTTTTTTTAAGAATTGCTGAGCTTTGACATCCTCACTTATCATTCTAAGTATAGGCTGTGCATTAATTTCAAACCCTACATTATTTTTCATAGACCTCAACTGTATAGGCTCATCCATACTAGTAGGTCTCCCACCAGTCTCAACCTCTTTAACTTTTCTAACGTGTATATGAGTAATCATAAAGTCACTAGGATGCTGTATATATCTATGTACTACCCAGAAGTCATCAGCTCTGTTTACAAACTTACCACCGCCCTCAACATCACTAGCCATAGGAGGTATGGGGTATCCAGCGTATTGATGGTCAATCCTATGCAACATCCTAATAGCTCCAGTGTTTGCGTGAACATTAAGCCATATAGATATATTATTGTTTTTACAGAATAATCTAAACTCAGTAGTAGCTTGATAGTCGTACTCGTGACCACCTAAGCTCTTCATTAGTTTCTCATCCTTTGCTAGTGAGTTATATGGATCTATCATAAACCCATCATAGTCCCAAGCGTTTTTATACTGTAAACCTAATTGTAATAAATCTCTATAAGTGTAAAGCTTCTCTGGATCTATTATCTTAAAGTAATCCTCAATGAAGTCTGTGCATCTTATAAACTGCTCTTCATCTATTAAGTGTATTGGTTTCTTAGCTAGATACTCTACTAGCTTTCTTATTATACTGTGAGGCTGGTTTTCGCTTGAGAATACTAACCATCTCTTATTATGCTTAAGTGTATAGCACAGCATTAAAAATAATACTGCTGAGGTCTTACCTACATTAGCTTGACCTAGTATTACGTTGAAACCATTAGGCTTAAATCTTAAGTACTCATCTATGTCTGGAATATCTAATTTTAATCCCTCCTTGATGCTACCATTTCTTATCTGCCTTAGCTTCTCTAGTTGTTCTTTATAGTTTATCGTCATAGTTCAAAAAAAAGGCTACCCAATTAAGAGTAGCCAAATTAACAAAATTAAATTAAAAAGGCAAATCTGCACTCTCTCTGTCTGGCATATGCTCCTTAGCACTTACTGGCTCTTTCTTTGGAGATTCATATACCCTAGCATAAAACTTGTTAGGATCTTTAGATGCTCTTAGTACATCAAATTGTAAGTATCCTTTATTAGCTTCTGCTTTGTGTTTGTTTTTCTCAATCCACTCTACCATCTCTTTAGCATTAAAAGAAACATTAGTTACAATAAAATCTAGCTTAGAGCTTCTAGGAAATAGGAAGTTTAAAAATTCTATATCTTTCATAATTATTTAGTTATCCAGTTAAACATTATCTCTGCATCTTCTATAACAGACTGCACATCACTTGTACCTCTAGATGCGTGAAGCTCTGAGGATGCTTTAATACAAGTTTGCTTAATAATTGAAGTCTGTATACTGTCCTTACTACTAGCGTTTCCACTAGAGTTATTGCTGTAGCTTTTATTAGAGTAGTCATCTCTAACTAGCTTAGCGTTCTTCATCTGCTGATTTGAAATTGTATACTTAATCTCATCTCCGACAGATGCTTTAAAATCTCCCTTTGCAAAGAAAGTGTAAGCTTCCCCATCTGCAAAAGTTACTAGGTACTTGTTCATACCATTCCACTCTCCATTAGTGTCAATGTACTTGATTCTTCCGTTTTTCATAAATTAAAATATTAAAGGTTATTATATAGGTTTCTTTCTCGTTCTACTTCTAGCTTAGCTTCTAGCAGTCTGACTCTTCTTTCTAGAGCTTCTACCCTAGCATTTAAAAAGTCTATTGTCTCTGGAGTAGATACTCTCTTTATATCTTCACTATGAGTCATCTCTAAAAAAGGTATAAGGACTAGTTGGACTAGATAGTAAAAATTGCAAGTCTATGATCACATAATACTTTAGCTGTGATACATACTGCTCGTTTTCTAGAGCTATAAGAGTACTAGATACTAACTCTGTATAGTCATCTGATTTTTGGTTTAGCCTTTTAAGGTACTCTGGCTTGAGTCTTTGTAGTAAATTCATATAGTTATCATTAAAATTCCTACCAAAGCTACATAAAAATATTTAATTAACAAAATAGTAAACAAAAAAAGAGCATCCATAAGGACACTCTTCTCTGAACAATGATAACAAACTTAAAAATTAAGTTGAGACAAATTTACGCTATAATAACCTTTCTACCAAATCTTGATAGTATTTTATTTTTGCCTCTAATTCTGTGTTATCAATCTTTAAAGTCTCTCTGCTTTTTTGTAGCATCGCATCAGCAGTACCATCTCCATACTTATTATTTAATCCTACAGAAAATTTATACTGCTCTCCATATCTAAAAACATTACATCCAGCACACTGGACTTGACAGTTAGTCTCATCCCATCTAGTACTAAGATGCTTTCTAGACATAAAGTGACCATTCTGTAGCTTCTTCCAGTGATCTACCTTACCACAAGTAAAGCACTCACTATTATAATTCTTAGACTCCCTAAGCCTAATATACTGTGAGAATATCTTATCTAGCTTATCTATAAGTCTTTTTCTAGTACTTTTTTTAGCCATACAACAAAAGTAAATCTAAAGTTTCTAAAAATAAATTTGGATATTAAAAAGTATTTTCTATATTCTATACTATATAGTACTATATAGATACTACTCTATAGTAGATACTATATAGCTACTTCTATATAGTAAATTCTATATATATAATACTATATAGTAGATACCATATCTCTGGTACAAGGTACAAAAAAACCCCTACATTTCTGTAAGGGTTAGTTTATAGAATATTAAATAAAAGTTAGGTGGTCTGTTAGGGTGTTAGGCAACTTGATAGGGATGCCATACCCTCGTAGCTATCAAACTACTTTATTTCTTCAACCTTTAAAGAGAGCTTCTCTCTTCCTTTGCTAATGTTTATTGTCTTGTTGTTTATGTATAACGCTCTAATGTTGTTAAGCTAACACTCCCATTGGAGTACTGGGCATCTATCCCCCAGACCTTTATACACTCGCTTCTCAAATAATCAGATACTCTTTCAATCTGTTTCACACTCTTGTTGTTTAACCTCGTATTAATCTCAACGAGCAGCAATTGTCCTTATATTCAATATTCAATATGTCAATTAACGTTGTACTATTTTTTGTACACTACAAATATACAATACTTTTTTAGTTATAAACAAATAATAAACATATTTTAACAAAACTTTAACATTTAGTTGTGCTTGTCTATGTAACTATTTCTTCCAGTGTTTTGTAATTTTTTCTGCGGATCTCATTCCGAAGTATCCACCATAAACTAATAGCAGTAAACTAGATAGTAAATCTATCCATCCAGAGTCTATTTTAAAGCTCTCTAAAGAGCTATCAAGTATTATGTAAAGGAATAGACTAAGCGTTAGGAATGCGAGGCTTAGAGGTCTTATATTTTTACTTAACCAGCTATCAGAGTTCATATCAGCTACCCATCTCTTAGTAGACTCTTGCATCTCAATCATATCATACCTAAGCTCCTCTAGTAGAAGTTGTTTATCAGTTTCAGATAATTGCTTATCTCCCTCTATCTTAGAGGCTAAATCTTTTAGAGCATCTATACCAGTTATACTACCAGCTATATCTAGGATCTCTGGAGCTACATCCTTGCCTTGCTTAACTAACCATCGCAGTGCATCTCCTACCCTTGTAGTTCCGTTTTTTTCTTTATATGATTTTTTATCTGGCATTAGTATCTGTTGCTTATGTTTTCGTATTCTTTTTTAGCATCAAAACTTGGACAAGCTTTAGAGCTGAAGTCTCTGTGTCCGTATATTTTTCCACCATAGCATAATCTTAACTCACAAAGTAAGTCTACTAACGCTTCTTTTTGTTCTTCTGTTCTTGTGTCTTTTGGTACGCTTTGTTCCCCATCTGCACTCATACCACCAACATAGGCAACTCCTATGCTGTCTCTATTATGCCCTTTAGTGTGTGCTCCACTTCTTTCTAACGATCTACCCTCTTGAATTGTGCCATCTAATAAAACCAAAAAATGATACCCAACATCAGACCAGCCTCGTTCTTCAACGTGCCATCGTCTTACATCTGTGATATCAATCTCTCTACATTCTGGTGTAGCAGTGCAGTGAACGATTATTTTATTTATTTTTCTTTTTATTGGTTTCATATATCTTCTGAACAGTGTATATAATAGAAGCCAGTAAAAGAATAATCTTTAAACTGTTCTCTACTTGCGTGAAGCTAACCCCTAAAGAAATAGCATTAAAAAACGCTAATCTTAAATCTCCTACACTCATAACATCAATCCCTTTAGAAAGTTATTCCATTTAGCTATTAAGTAAAACTGTAAAGCCTCTATTTTATCTGCAATGTATCTTAATCCTTTTACCATTATAATTTAAATTTTTGATAGTCCACACCATAAAAACTGTGTATCCCATTACCATCTGCTATTGCTACTGCGCTTGACTTCCAACCATAAGGGTGTTCTGCTTTTATTACATTGCCCTCTTCATCAATAGTATCTTGTATCTTCCAGGCTACATCCAAATGATACTTGTCGCTTAATACTGGGGCTTTTATTTCTTTACCCTCTTCATCGTATTCTCCTTGCTCTAAAATAATATGTCCGAGCTTAACGATAGCGTGTGAGTGTGTTGGGTACTCATTTCCTTCTTCGTCTGTTTCTACTCCTAAAGCCTTAATTTTAGCTTCAGCAGTCTTTTGGTCTTTAAATTCGTATTTTCCTATGTACATTTTATATAGTTGTTAATTTTTCTAATTCTGTATCACTCAATGCTTCTTTAAATACTGCAAGGCATTTGACGTTTCCGTAGAAAGGGAATGTTCCGTTTCCACTATTAAAGTCAATATTATTTAAAACACTGTCCGAAAGAACATTTCCAGAACTATCAACACCAACCTCTACTCCATCAACCCACAGCGCAAAATCATTTAAAGAGTATTTAAAGGCAATTTTATGATAATTTGTTATAGTTGCTGCAAAAGCAATACTACACTGCGCTATACCGCTAATTTGATATCTTGCAACAATTACACCACTTGCTTCATACCTCAAAACAACACCATTTGACGATGTAGAGTCGTTTAAAGTGATAAACCTTCTGCCTGTGTAGTTTTCAGATAGAGCTGCAATCTCTGCATATAACACACCCTCTGTTGAGTTTATTAAGTCGCTACTGCCAGCATTGTTACAGACATCTGCTAAACGAGTAACTGTGCTTCCGTTTGTTGATATGTAGGATGTAGCGTATGATATTGCCTCCACTTGAGCACCCCATAAATATAGACCGCTTGTGCCATCGCCTTGATATGATGCACCTCTTGTCGCAGTTGTAGATGTTTGCATAAAAAACGCTAAAGTCGCTGTTGCAGTAGATGTGACAGTAAATTTTAAAATACATCTATACCAATCATTTGACAAATATTCTATTTCAGCAGTTACAGAACCACCTGTAGCTGACACAACACCTAAATCTAAATCATAATTTGCGTATGATGAAGCTATGTGTGAGCTGCTTGGACTAATTTGCAATACACTTCTCTCTTTCTTTTTTGCATAAACACTAACCGAGTATGAAGTTCCACTTGTTAAAGTTAATGCATCCCCTATAAAGTGTTGAGCATTAGAACTGTTTTCAGTTAGTAAACTCGCGTTAATTGTACCATTAGGACTAATTGCAGAATTTGTAGTTATGCTTATATTAGTTTTAGACCAATCACTTTGACTGTAATCCTCTGAATACGTTACAAGATTTGTGGATTGATTTTCAAGTAAAAGACTACCCTCTCCGCTATAAGGTACTACTTCTCCATTCTCATAATCAAAGTTAGTATAGTTTATTCTTGGTAAGTCTGTATCTGTTACATCTTGTACTAAACCTAATTCGTTTACTCTTGTAGCACTTGAACCTCTTGTAAAGTCAAAGTCTGCGTCTGTTATTTTTTTAACTGAAATATTATCAATTTTAATACTTCCTGTTCCACCACTATTCGGGCGTATTTGAAATTCCGTTGAGCCACCACTTGAAACATAGTTATAAGAAAAACTGCCTGTTGTTGTAACTGTATTGCCAGATGTACCTAAACCAATATGTACATTTGACAAAGTTCCTGTAAAACTTAAAATATCAAATGCCACCTTATAAGTTCCACTTGTTAGATTTAAAGTTGGGTTTAATTTTGCATATGCAAAAGATGTACTTGTGAATAAAGCGGTTTGGTCTATTTGCCATACAAAAGAAGCGTTATCGTTGTTTGTTATCCACCCATTAACATTTTCTTTAAACGTACCATTTGGAATTAACTCACTACCAAAAGTTTTAGGTGGTTTAACACTATTTAATACGCCATCTTCATAAGCAGTAGGTGTGAGTACAATACTTGGCTTTGTGCCTACTCCGTTTAAGAGCTGGTCTGTTACCCAACTGTTCTCGTACTCACTTGCTCTTTTATATAACTCATTTGTTAAGTCAGCGTTTAAGTAAATGTTTCCCCATTGTTCGTTAGGGTTTCCCCATTCGCTTCTGTGATATATCTCTTGTGCCATATTATGTCATTATTACTTTTTTGATTTTACCCTCACTTATTGTATAAGTTGCTGGTATTGTCGTTATAGTGTTAGTCGTATCGTCTGAAAATGTTTCTACTATTTCTGTTACTCCGCTTGGTGTTGTAACACTACAAACATCGGCAAACCTTGTTACTGTACCATTTTCTGTTTTTATATAGCTTGTAAGGTAACCCTCTTCTACTTGAATACCCCATACATAAGCATAAGCACTATCTGAAGTATCTGAAGCATCAACAGTTCCGTCAGTAGCTCTTGGGCTAAAAAGCGTTGAAACAGTAGAACTAGCATCAGTATTAAAAGTAGCTGATATTCTTACCCATCCATTACCGTAATCTTCAACAGAAGAGCCTACAACAGTGAAATCACTACCAGCTACGCTTGTTGTTATTGTATTGGTGCTAAATTGGTATTTTACTTCGCCTCTGTTTGGATAACTTCCTTGTTGTCGTATAGCAAAGAAATCACCCTCGCCTTTTTTAACAAACATAGAAGTAGTTATGTCTAATTCTTCAACTTCTGATTTACTTGCGCTATCAATAACATAATTTGCAGCAGTTGAAGTTCTTTGTACTTTGTCAGCAGTATATTCTCCACTTGGTGCTATTGTTTGGTCTGCAGTTACAGTTGTACTAACTTTACTCCATACTGCATTATTTATTTGCTCTGAATAAAATTGTCTATTAACCCTCTGCGGTTCTAAAAGTAAACTTGGACAGTCGCTATTTAACCAATCTAATCTTGGGGTATCATCTACTGTTAATTCCTCAATAAGTCCATCTTTACGCACCCTTGAAGCATTACCATTTCTTTCATAATCAAAATCGCCTGTAGCATCATTAGGCAAAATAGAATATACTTTACCGCTTTTATAACCGCTTGGTATTAGTGCTAATTTAGGATTTGTCATTTCTTCTCTTTAAATTCTTTGTAAAACCTTTTTGCCTCTTTTTCGCTTTTGCTCTCTATGTACTGCTTTAGCTTGTTAAGGTTTATTTCTTTTACTTTATACTTCATTACAGCACCCATCCTTTAAAAGTTGTATCACTATCTGGGCTAATATCCTCGTTAGTGTTGCTTAAATACTCTGGAAATAAGTTATTGTTAAAACATAAATAGTCTACTAATCGTGTTGAGTAGTAGTTTGCGTATTCCCTTGCTTTTCCAACTAAATAATCTACCTCGTTTTTGTCTACGTTCTGCGCTGTTTCGCTGCTGTGTTTAAGTACAGATTTATTTGTAATTGTATACGCTGCAAATGGTATGTAATTCATCTGCGCAAACCAAATCAATGTTGGCTGAACGTATGTGTTTACCAATGTCAAATAATCGCCACTTAATGTATCAGCTATAATGTCAGCACTAATCTTGTTGTATAAGTCTGTACCTAATAAGTTCTGTATGTCTATTTGCTGTGCAACCTTAACAAATTGTAGCATCTTGTCAATGTCTACATTCCCATCAATGATGG